AGTTAAGTTAATCTTCTTCCCAGTTAAGCCGGGAAGTTGTGGGAGAGCCTTCACTTTGGTCCCTGAGGGTGCAGGGGGAAGGAGTCACCACGACTAAAGTAAGTTAAAATATTTCTATCTTAATATACTCCTGATGTGCAATTAAAGAGGTCGGGTTCAACCTTGCGCACCAGGGCCAGTATCTCAGCGTTGCGAGATTCGCGGTCTAGTCTTTTTGGGTTTTTCAAGCGCAACCGTTGATAGGTATTTGCTCGAATGTAGTTTGGTGTTGGAAGTGCATACACGCCTAAGATTTGTCTCTTCGTGTTATCCGGGTGATGACAAAGTAACACCCTTCGATCATTGACTGGAAATTCCAAGTCAAACATCTTCCGGAGCGCCGTGAAACTAATTCCATGCTCCTTCAGAATACGACGAGCGGCCGGTAAAAGCAATTCGTCGTGATCCACAAAGATACTCGGGTATGTTTTGCATAACCAACTTTTTCCTTCGCCTGACGGGATGGCGATAGCATGTCTGTCGTCCGTTCTCTGGATGCTCTTATCTTCCCTTTGGAGGAATCCCGTCAATGATAAGAGCCTGTAAGGCATCATTGTTAAAGTTTTTAAAACGAGCCTTGAATAATAGTCGTTCCCATTCTGCGCGACTCTTTCGAAGAATCCTTCTGGTGTTGTTAGTCTTGGGAGGTGTCCTGTTACAAATAAGAACCAGAAGTGAAAGTCATCATAAGTCATTAGCCGGAGGGGAATGTTCTTGGTACGAAGCGCGGTCATTATCTTATTCCTAATGGTCGAAAAGTAGGATGCTCCATAAAAATATGAAAATCGAAGCGCATCATTACAGTTGTCTTGTAGCAATTTCCTTTGATCAGGTGCAGGGCGAGTCCAATTCAAGAGTTCATGAATTGTATCTTCTGCCATAAGGGGTACCTTTATACCTGTTATGGACTCGTGGTCTGCAAAACTGTTCTTGAGGAAGGTTGCTTCGTCCAACTTAATGTATGCGTCGACTCCATCTTTTCGAGCATTAGTATAAGTAATTCCGTGCTTCGACAAGAACTTCGCCACCGTCACCTGATTATACCAGTCTTTCACTTCGTGAGAAATTGACACAATGTTGTCATCCCCGAACACTGCCAGTCGTGTGTGCTTTGAAAATGCATCCATAGTACACAATGAAGGGCAATGTTCGGCAGACAACCCGAGCCAACTTAACGC